GCATTTAAAATAAAACCACCGTATAATATAGACAATACTCCTATATACTTTGTAAGTATGGAAGACGGTGTGTTAGGTAAAGCCAATAGGAACGGGACTATTATAGTAAACGAAAATGCTAGTCCTGCTCAACTAAAAGGAATAATAGACCACGAAATGGTTCATATATGTCAGATGAAAAGAGGGGATCTTTATTATGATGATAAATATGTATACTGGAAGGGGAAAAAATACCCAAGAGCCAGTATGAAAGAAGGTAATAAAACACTACCATGGGAAAAAGAAGCATGGGGATAATAATAATAAAAAATAGATATGAACAAAATAGGATATTCGCAGCCATTTAAAATGGTAGGAAAAGTTGCACCTGAGAATAAAAACCAAAGCAAATCTAGTATTATGATGCGTACGGATGGCCCCGATGATCCGCCAAATGGGCAAGTTGAAATTAAAGCTGGCACCAATAATGTTGATAAACAGCTAAGAAAAGAAACCGCTAGACAACTAGCCGAGGCCGTTGCTCAAGGCGCAAATGTTCAGGCTTATACAAAAAGCGGTAGCAGAAATTTAGAATTATTTGGTAGGGGCGAAATAGTAGACTACAGCAACACCAGAGGGGGAACACGCGGAAATGTTACAGGACTTTCAGACCAACCAAACAATAATATCAATGTCAACCGGCTAACTAGAGAAATAGATAGAGCCTTAAGGCGAAAAGGCTCGGTTAGCGTGGAAAATAATGTAGTAACACCAGGAGCAACAATTACAAGACCAATGACAGAAGGAGAGAAAAGAGCTGCTGCACAAAGAGAAGAGTCTAAAAAAGCTCGCGAATTGGCCCAAGCGGAAAGAGACGCTGAAAAAGCAGAGCTTCAAGCTAAAAGAAATGCGCAAATTGAGGCTGCGAGAGCTAAGCGTGAGGCTGATCAAGCGGAAAGAGACGCTAAAAAACAAGCATACTTAGCAAGAAGAGGCAACTAACCTAATAAATAAATAATACAAATATGGCTATTTTAAAACAAACAGGCGGTGGACCATTCTATAAAACCGGTCCATTATATATGCATGCTGCGGGACACGCTGGTCCAGGTGATGGTGATGGAGAAAAAAAGAAAAATGAGGCACAAACAAAAGCCAACCAAAACGCCGCGTCCAGCGAAAGAGTTTATGGAGAGGCAACCACTACTAGCGAAAAAACAGTACAAGACGGGGTAAGAGGAACTTTATTTACAACTACCAAGCCATATACGCAAAGCGGTACCGGAAGCGCAGAAGGCACTATGTCTTACGCGGAATTTGAAGCCAAAGGCGGAGACGTGGGAGCAGCTAAAAAATATTGGGCTGAGCAAGCATTGTCAGGACAAGATGTTAGTACTAGCTTTAGAGCAGATGTTAAAGCTATATCGCTTAAGCCAAAAGGTCTAGTTCCACTATCAGTGCCACTATCAGCGCCAAAAATTGAAATACCACAAACACCAAAACCTACTTATTCAGGTTCAATGGAATTTGGGGGAAGAGGAAAAACTTCTACACTTAAAATAGATGCTCCTGAAGGCAGTAAGTTTAAAAAATCAGGCGGTGGCGGTAACTCATGCGGCTGCGACTATTAAGATTAACAATTAATTAAAATTAAATCAAATGAAAAAAATATGGGAATGGCTTACAGGTGGTGTTATCAAAGAGGTTGGTGACGTTATCGACAAGTTAACTACAACTAAAGAAGAGAAATTAGAAGCACAAAGGCTTATAACCGAAATTTTAGAAAAAGCAGACAAAGAAGCTCAAGAGCAAGTTACGGCGAGGTGGCTAGCAGACATGGCTTCTGATAGCTTTTTATCAAAAAATATACGACCAATGGTTCTTATATATTTAACGGTTATATTTACTATTTGTGCTTTTTTTGATGGCAATGTTGGTGAATTCTATATAGCGGAAGCTTATATACCAATTTTTCAAACGTTGTTAGTTACTGTTTATGGCGCATACTTTGTAGGTAGAACCTGGGAAAAAGCTAAAAACATGGGTAATAATAAGTAATGTATTTATTAAATAACAATTAAATTAAATCAAATGGCAAAAATCACAAAAAAAGAACTAGAAATAGTTAAAGAACATCAAGTAAAATTAAACGAATATTTTAACAGACTAGGTATATTAGAGGCTCAAAAGCATGCCATGCTGCACGACTTTGGCGCCACTAATAAAGAGGTTGAAGAATATAAAAAAGTATTAGAAGAAAAATACGGTTCAATTAATATTAACCTAGAAGATGGTGAATACACCAAAATAGAAAAATAAAATGGATAACGTTATAAGAAAAATCAGTATTGGGTCTGATTATAAGAATGACGCCATGCATTATTCTATAGGTCAGCAAGTATATGGAGGGCATGAAATTTCAGATATTCTATTTGACGATACTGATTCTTCTTATAATATTTATATAAAAAAGCACGATGAGACCTTGCCGTGGAAAAAATTTAATTCCAATATGGCTATCTCAATAGAATACGACTTAGAATATTAATGAAAAGCCTATATGCTTTTATTGTATCGCCCTACGAAGAGCGTTATAATAATAAGAAAAAAGTTGGTGATGCTGAGCTGATATTAAATAATAATATAGAAAGCTTCCAGCATATAAGCAAAAAAGCTATTGTTGTAGCTACGCCAGCGGCTTTTAAAACGCCTATAAATCCAGGAGATACAGTTATGATACATCATAATATTTTTAGAAGATATTATGGTATTGATGGAGAAGAAAAAAACGGCAGCTTATATTTTAAAGATAATTTGTATTTTGCGCAAATGGATCAGGTATATGCTTATAATGACGGCAGCTCTTGGAAAGCTCACCTTAATTATTGTTTCATAAAGCCAATAAAAAATAAAAGCGCATATAAAGCCGAAAAAGAACAAACTAATATTGGCATATTAAAATATGGCAATAGCTTCTTAAATGAGCTTAAAATAAACCCAGGTAGCCTTGTAGGATATACTCCTTACGGGGAATTTGAGTTTATTATAGACGATGAGCGTCTTTATTGTATGAAATCTAATGATATTGTAATTAAATATGAACACCAAGGAAACGAAGTTGAATATAATCCAAGCTGGGCAAGTAGCAGTTGAGGAACTTATCAAAGTAGCTAAAGAAGCTATTGTTGATTCTGGCGATGATATTACAGCTGATAGGTTAAAAAATGCTGCAGCTACAAAAAAATTAGCTATATTTGATGCGTTTGAAATATTAACAAGAATTGAAGAAGAAAGAGCGTTGCTAGAAGGAGAGAATAAAGATTCTAAAGCTAATACGTTTAAGGGGTTTGCAGAAAATAGGTCAAAATGAGCTACGAGCAATCTCTTTTAAAAATATTACCAGAACATATACCAGCATCTATATTAAAGAAAAAAAATAGATACAAACAATGGGTATATGGCTATGACGAAGAAAGCGACGTTGTAGTAATAAGTAAAACTGGGCAAGTTGGAGAAGTGTATAGCATACAAAATTTGAATATTGCATTACCACCTTCCGAAGATGTTAATATTCTGCCAAATAACAAATGGGGAAGAATCGACTTCCCAAAGGAATTAGACAAAATTAAAAGCGTCTTTGAATGGAATCAAAAACCAGAGTACTTTAAAGAAAACTGGTATGATTATATAGACAAAGAATTTAAAAGACGCGACGAAGGCTTTTGGTTTTACAGTAATGATATTCCCACCTATATAACAGGGACTCATTATATGTACTTGCAATGGAGTAAAATTGACGTAGGCGCGCCAAACTTTAGAGAAGCAAATAGATTGTTTTTTATATTTTGGGAAGCTTGCAAAGCGGATAGTAGATGTTACGGCATGTGTTATCTTAAAAATCGTCGGTCGGGCTTTTCATTTATGTCGTCGGCGGAAATAGTTAATTTAGCAACAATAACATCAGACTCAAGATATGGAATATTATCAAAAACAGGAGCTGATGCTAAAAAAATGTTTACAGATAAAGTTGTACCTATATCTATAAACTACCCATTCTTTTTTAGGCCAATACAAGATGGTATGGATCGCCCTAAAACAGAATTAGCATATCGTGTACCAGCATCAAAGCTTACTAGAAAAAAATTAGATTTAGGAGAAAAAGCTAATGAATTGAGCGGCCTTGATACAACAATTGATTGGAAAAATACAGGCGACAACTCTTATGATGGTGAAAAATTAAAACTATTAGTACACGACGAAAGCGGTAAATGGGAAAGACCAGATAATATTTTGAATAACTGGAGGGTTACTAAGACTACATTGCGGCTTGGAGCAAGAATTGTTGGCAAGTGTATGATGGGCTCTACGTCAAACGCATTAGATAAAGGTGGGGCAAACTTTAAAAGATTATACGAAGATTCAGACGTTACTAAACGAAACCGCAATGGACAGACTGCTTCGGGATTATATTCTTTGTTCATACCTATGGAGTGGAACTACGAGGGATTCATTGATGCTTATGGAAACCCTGTCTTTAATACACCAAAAAAACCTAAAACAGGGCCACAGGGGGACTTAATTGACTACGGAGTAATTGAGCATTGGCAGAATGAAGTAGACGGTTTAAAGCATGACCAAGACGGATTAAATGAATACTATCGTCAATTCCCAAGAAGTGAGCAGCACGCGTTTAGAGATGAAGCCAAACAATCTTTATTTAATCTAACAAAAATTTATGCTCAAATAGACTTTAACGAAGACTTTGGGGCTAAAGAGTTTGTAACATCTGGTAATTTCCAGTGGGCAAACGGCGAGAAAGATACTTATGTTCAGTTTTATCCAAATAGTAACGGTAGGTTTAAAATATCCTGGGTGCCTCCTAAAAATTTACAAAATTGTGTAATAGTAAAGAATGGTATAAAATTTCCGGGAAATGAGCATATAGGAGCATTTGGATGTGATTCATATGATATATCTGGAACGGTAGATAAAAGGGGGTCAAAGGGTGCTTTGCACGGGTTAACCAAGTTTAGCATGGAAGACGCTCCGCCAAACCATTTCTTTTTAGAATATATAGCCAGGCCCCAAACTACCGAGATATTTTTCGAAGATGTATTAATGGCTTGCGTGTTTTACGGCATGCCAATATTAGCTGAAAACAATAAGCCTAGGCTTTTATATTATTTTAAAAGAAGAGGATATAGAGGTTTTTCAATGAATAGACCCGATAGGGTTTGGAATAATCTTTCTGTTGCCGAAAAAGAAATAGGTGGTATACCAAATACCAGCGAAGACATTAAGCAAGCACACGCTGCGGCTATAGAAAGTTATATAGAAAATTATGTAGGACTATTGTCCGAATCGGAATACGGTTCCATGTATTTCCAAAAGACATTGGAGGACTGGGCTGGGTTTAATATAAATAATAGAACAAAGCATGATGCAACTATTAGTTCTGGGTTAGCTATAATGGCTTGTAACAAAGACAGATATAGACCAGTCGCGGATAAAGTAATTACTAAAGTTCCTCTTGGGTTTAAAAAATATAATAACAAAGGTTATAGTTCAAAAATAATAGAATAGATGGTTTACACTAATTATAATAGCTCCTTTCCCGACCAGGTGGTACCTAATGAGGAAAAGCAAACTTTAGAATATGGTTTGCAGGTAGCGCGAGCTATTGAAAACGAGTGGTTCCGGAATAATCGCGGTGGAGATAGGTTTACTGCTAATTTTCAAGAATTTCACAGAAGAAGATTATACGCAAGAGGAGAGCAATCTGTACAAAAATATAAAGATGAATTATCTATTAATGGCGATTTGTCTTATTTAAATTTAGACTGGAAGCCAGTCCCTATTATTCCTAAATTTGTAGATATTGTTGCTAATGGTTTATCTCAAAGACAATATGAGATTAAAGCGTACGCACAAGACCCTGTAGCTAAAAAGAAAAAAACACAGTATGCTACAGATTTGCTTATTGATATGGAAAATTATAATCAGTTAAAACAATTAAGCGAGGTTACTGGTTATAACTTTTTTTCAACAACAAATCCTGACGAATTACCTAAAAATAAAGAAGAGTTTGAGTTGCACATGCAGCTTGACTATAAAGAATCTGTAGAATTAGCAACTGAAGAGCTAATCAATAATTGTTTAGATAAAAACAAGTATGCAGAAACTAGAAAAAGGGTAATACAAGATTTAGTTATATTAGGAATTGGAGCTGCTAAAACTCAATACAATAAATCAAATGGATTACAAGTAAAATATGTTGATCCTGCTAACTTAGTTTATTCATATACAGAAGATCCTAATTTTGATGATCTATACTATATAGGCGAGGTTAAGCAAATTTCATTGCCAGAGTTAGCTAAGCAGTTTCCGCATTTAAGGCCGGATGATTTAAAAGAAATACAAAAATACCCTGGTAATTCTGATTATATTAGAAATTATTTTGGGCAAAATGATGATAATACCATAAGCGTTATATATTTTGAATATAAAACATATATGACACAGGTATTTAAAATAAAAAGAACTGAATTTGGGCTTGAAAAAGCTTTAGAAAAAACAGATGATTTCAACCCTCCGGTTAATGATAATTTTGATAGGGTAGAAAGAACAATAGAGGTTTTATATACGGGGGCTAAAATTTTAGGGCATGAAAAAATGCTTTCCTGGAAGTTAGCCGAAAATATGACGCGACCATTTGCGGATTCTCCTAAAGTTGAAATGAATTACACTTTAGTAGCGCCAAGAATGTATAAAGGCAAAATTGAAAGTTTAGTAAGCCGGATTACTGGATTTGCTGATATGATACAGCTTACGCATTTAAAGCTACAACAGGTAATGTCAAGAATGGTACCTGATGGTGTATATTTAGATGCCGATGGCTTAGCTGAAGTAGATCTTGGAAACGGTACAAATTACAACCCGGCTGAGGCGCTGAACATGTACTTCCAAACAGGTAGTATCGTTGGGCGCTCATTTACGCAGGATGGTAATATGAATCCTGGTAAGGTTCCAATTCAAGAATTACAAACCTCATCTGGTCAGTCA